AGGATGATTGTAATGCGACCGTTTATATGGTGCAGTTCCTTCTGGATGAATGGCACATAACATTTGTGCGGATTCAAGAATCATCTTGACAACATGTTTGTCACATGCATATTTGGCGGAAACTATTGGACTTTCATCCAGAACAAAAATATTCATAACGATAAACTCTCCATATACAAGTCACGAATAAGTTGTTTCATTCTATCCTTGTCTTTTACTTCTTCTAGTGCATCAACTTCATTATTGATTAGTGTAACAGTATCTTGCGCTAAGTCAACTATTTCTTCCTTAGTCCATTCAGCATTATCAAATTCTTCTACAATTGTAATCTTTGCAACGCCACAATCATATAACATATCCATAAACCTTTCAAATGAATATGGATGTTCTTTATGTTCAACGAATAACTTTACATACGAATTTTCTAGTCCGTCACAATTAAACTTCTCGCTATCAACTGGACCGTCTTTATCGGTGTATTTAATTGCATGGAACATTTTATGAGGATTGGGTATAAATTCAATCTCTCTGGTGTCTGTATCTAATATGTGAAAACCTTTTTCTTCGTGTAGGTCTGCAAATGTAATCTGATATTGCGTTCCCAAATAATAGATATTCTTATTTTCTTGACGACAATGGAAATGACCAGATAAAACCTTTTCAAATCTACTAAACAATGAAGGGTTCATGCCATTTTCATGTTTAACTCCACGCATCACATCATATCCTTGAAGTTCAAGATGACCAATAAGAATTGGTGCAGGTACGGTCTTAATAAAATCAATTGATTTGTCGTAGTTCTCTTTACATACCCAAGGAAGCAATGCAATATCCAAACCGTCAAAATTTAATACTGTCGGTTCTTCGTATAAATGCAAATCATCACCAAACAATTCTCTAATAGAATTAATTGCATTCGTGTTTCGATAATACACATCATGGTTGCCGAGTATACAATGAAGGTCGATTCCTTCTTCTTGGAATCTGTTCATAAACCGTGTTCGTATTTGATTTAATATGTTAAAGTTTACATATTTGCGCCTGTCCATTAAGTCGCCAGCATGTATAACTGTTTTGATGTCGTTCTCTTTTAGATATGGAAAAAACACATCATCAAAGAACTTCATAAAATAATCAAAAAATAGTTGGGAGTCACCACGAGCCCCGAAATGGGAATCGTTCATAATACAAATTTTCATAATCAATCTTCTAGGAATTTATCTAGTTTTTTTTCTTTCTTTTTGGTTGTTGTTTTCTTTTTCTTCTTCTTTGGTGTAAACTTTTCTATATCCGTTTCAGACAGATTAAAGTATTTCATTGTTACATCATTAACTTTATTTTCATCATCTCCTAGTATGTTGTTAATCCATACGGGAAATTCGTTGTATATATCTGCGGCTTCTATTGCTTTGTATTTGATATATGATTGTTTCTTTTCTTTTTGTATTCTTCTTAAAAATGCATAGTATATGATTTGAGTAAAATACGAGAATGGATTTTTTGATTTTTCTGGGTCGAAATTGTGTGCATACATTATACAATTTTCGATTCCATCTCCAATCATTTCTTCCCTATATGGGTAGTTTATGAAGTTTGGTTTGTATGATAAGTGTTCTGCAATTTTAAGAAAACATTCACCAATATAATCAGTCACTGGTGGATTTTTTTCACCCACACTCTCTGATTCTTTTATATCTTTTTTCCATCCAATCATGTGTTGATAAAATTCTTTATTGTTCACATAATGGTTTGAGTCGTCTGCTTTTTTTGTCGTCACTTTATATTCATCCTATATTTTCCCTCTAAAGATAATCATTTGGGTCTTCTGACCAATCCTGCCATTTACATCCGTCTGGTAAATCGTTGTCATCATACTCTAGGTTATTTTCACCGTTTTCCGATTCTTCCATTCCTTGTATGAGTTCTTCATTAATCTCTCCAAACAAAGATTCCAACATTTCACTAGTATACTCAGAACCACCATTAACATTACCTTCTGATGAAGGTGGTCTTAACAATCCATTTGCCATCATCGCAAGAAACATACTTGGTGGAATAGCAAAAGTAACAATGACGCTGTTCGGGTCTATATCATCACTTATTATATCATCTTTATTTTCATTTTCAAGTTCTTCTTGCAATATTTTTTCTTGTAAATCTATTCGTCTTGGCTCATCTGGTCCGTCTGCCATTCTTGCCTTTTCCATTTCATATAATTTGATTACATCTTTTTCTGGATTCATAAAAACGGCAACCCAATCTTTGGGGATGGTAATTTCATTTTTTGTGTCTGTATATTCTAGCCAATCTTTCATGCAGAGGATGTTCTTTTTGTCTAGTCCGTCTGCGGATATAAAAGAAGCCACTTTCATTTCCATTGGTTTGTTTATGACTAGGGTGTTCTTGTCCCCGCCCGTTATTTTTGCAATAACATCTGAACCACTTCTAAGTTTCAATATTTTGTAATTATTTACTTTTGTCGTCATATCTATTTTTCCTTTATATCCTAATAACGATAGAATTAAACTTAAAATTTTCCGACTCATAAATCTTTATCCTTGAAAGAAAGTGTCTTAGTGTATGGTTCTTCCAAGACTTCCAACTAAGGTCGTCCCCAATATCATATAATTTCGCGACATCCTTATTGTCCGATTTTCTCAATTGCCTACCGATACTTTGTAGTACACGGATTCTACTCTTTGACGGAGAGGCAAAAATAATGTTATGTAACCTGCGGATAGAGATGCCTGTGCTAAATGTGCCATATGATGCAATAATAATTGCATCATCTTCTTTCTCTGTAATATGCCTAATTTCTTCTCTAATTTCAACATCTGTTCCACCATGAACGAAAAATACCTTTCTTCCATCTTCGGCACCTTTCCTTATAATACTATGTAGGACTTTTCCATGTTTCTCTACATACTGAAACAAAATTAAAGTATTTCCTTTTAATTTCAGTGCCATATCCTTGATAAAATTGTTTCTCTTGGTGTTTCTTACTAGCCAATCAAGTTCATCTTGATATTTTGCTCTCTTTACTTCTTCTTTTTCTTTATCGTCATATTTCAACAGAATCGTGTCTATTTCTAGTTTAGACAACAAATCCTTATCCATAAGGTCTTTTGTGGATGTAACATTGAAAATTTGACCGAATAGCCCCTCTATTACTAATTTGTGTGTCTGTGATTCGTCCAGCGTCCCTGTAGTTCCTATACGGTAAGGACAATCGTGTAGTTTGGTCATAATAGAAGTGAGTGATTTTGCCTTGAACAAATGGCATTCATCCCCGAACACTGCACCAAAATTATCGAAGTATTCTTTTCTTAACTTATAGATTGATTGCCATGTTGATATGACTACTCTTTTATTTTTGTCTAATTTATCTTTACCCGACATTACGGTATGGCACGTTCCTCTTGCGTTCCAATTTTCTTTCTTTGAATAATCATCGAAATCTGACATCATCTGGGTTACAAGAGAAGTTGTAGGAACAATAATAAGAACCTTTTTGTCTGGTGGAATAATATTCAAATAATGGCGCAAAAGACAATATATCATTAAACTTTTACCAGAGCCAGTAGGAGATAATAACAAACACCTGTCATTGTGCATTGCATGATTTATCGCATTCAATTGATGCTGATGTGGTGTAATATTTTCACCTGAAACCGTAAGGTTCATTAACGATAAAAAGGCATCAATATTAATTTTTCGTTTAGGTTCTTTTAATTTAGAATCTAACTCTAGTGTATAGTTTCGTTCTTCTGCAAACTTTAAAATGTATTCCAATAGTCCTGCATATAGTTCTTCTGTGTACATATTATATAATTTAATTTGCCCGTCCCATACTTTATTCTTAAACGATGGCATATACTGATGACCGGGAACTTTGAATGTGAAGTAGTCAGATATTTCTTTTGCTATCCCTCTTTCACATTCTATTTTTATATTTACCGTATCTTTATATTTTATTTTAATATCACTCATGTAATACTATTTATGGTACAAAATCTTTACCATTTACCTTTATTGTAATTGTTCCATCGGATACATCACCGTCCCATAACACACAGATAATTCCTGCCTCTCTTAGCATTTCTATTCCTGTTTTGACTGGTTCTCTCCACCTATCGTCTGCCAAATTAAAGAACTGTTTATGTCCTACGACTTTTGAAATGCCTGAATGAATAATTGCTCTGGCACAATCTGGACAAGAAAAGAATGGGCAAAACATAAATAACCCGTTAGTTGCTATTCCCTTTTGTGCCGATTTGTAAATGACATTTCGTTCGGCATGTTCTACATAATCATACTTCTGTGGTCTTTCCCATCTTTCGGGTTTATTTTCAAGTTTACTTGAAATGCCGTTTGATGCGCCGATTACAATTCCACCAGAAGAATGAACCAAGACTGCACCGTTTTGTGTGCTTGGGTCATTACTATACTTTAAGGCATGAAGATATGCCTGTTTTAAGTATACCTTATTCATTATGTCCGTTTCTGGATTATACGCCACTGATAAACTTTCTCCAATCGATGGCACCTCTTATACTCCATTGTCTATTATTAATACTTTTTAGAATAGATTCAAGATATGAAACCTTTTCTTTCTGGTATTGCATTTTACCTTTTAGTTTAATCAAATCGTCATCGGCATCCAAGTATAATTGAATATCATTCTTGAGTATCTTGAAAGGAAATACATCCCATCCATAATAATTTAACTGTTCTTGGTCGAGTTTGCCTGTATAGTATTCCCACTTAGTACGCAACAAACTCTTATAGTCCGTTTCCGTCTTACATAATACAAGTTTCTCATCATGAAACATATTAAGATACTTGTTATGTAACTGGGGAATCTTTAAAGATTCTATGTCCAACTCTGTGCCATCTATTGGCATATCTTTGCTTGCCATTTGCTTTATATTACTTAATTCCATATAGGTATTATATACTAAAAAACTAATAAATCAAGAAGAAAAGTATTAAAGTTTCACAACTTCAAATGTGGTATAGGCAAAAGTAGCCGTGACAAGAAGTGGTTCTGTGTCACTGTTAGTAGATGAAAAGTCTATTCCACTTAATGATTTTGGAAAAATGTTCTTAAAGTTCACGGACAAGTTGGCATTCATTGCACTATTTAGAATTGTAATACTGGCATCAGAAAAATGTTGGTTTGTATTTTCTTCATATTCTGAATGGTCTTCAAGATTCCCCATTAATCTCATCCAATCATAGATTTCCAAATAATTTACCATATCTTCATCTACAAGAAATGTAATATCTAAATCTCCATACTCGTATCCTCGACCAGGATGTTTGGCAGGATTGAATCTTGTCGGCTGTATGATTTCACTAAAAGAAAATGCAGGTATGTTACATGACTGGCAGAAGTATGTTACCGAAGGAATTCTTTGTAATGTAAACTTAAATCCTGTAGTCAGGAGAAAATTAGTATTACCTGGCTGCCTCCTAAGAATATTCTTCTCATAGTTTCCTGCAATTTTATCACTTTCTTCTATAGCCATTGTATACTGCCTCCGTTGTTATCTATATTTATATAAAAAAAGAACCACCCGAAGGTGGTCCTTTTCTCTTTAAACTTCTACAGGGGGAGAGAAGTTTAATTAATTACCATGAAGATTATCGACTCTAAAGATTCGATAATATTGGTTGTTACGGGTTGACGCCGAATTATGTGGGTCACTAATTCCTGTACCAACATTTACGAATGGGTTGTTTGCCATTCCGTAACGAGTCTTGAACCCGATTTTTGGTTGGAAAGTGTTTTCACCAACCGCACGAACCATTTGTAGTGGAACGTAAGGACAGTAGAAAAGACCTGCATCATAAGGTGAAGTACCTTTGTAACCTACGCAACAGTAATCTCTTGCTTTAACATTATTACCCGCACCTGTGTAAGGGTCAATGTAAACTTTCAATTTACCGTTAAGTACACCTGCAAATGTGTTACCTGTGTCATCGACAGTCAGGTTAGTAGCCATTGCTGGTGAGATTTGTAGCATACCACTCATTGCGAGTGCTGAAGCAACATCTGCTGAAACGATAACGAAGTTACCTTTTCCGCGACGAGTTTCTTTAGCGATTACATTACATTCTCGTTCGATTTGATAGAGAAGACCACGCCATCGTTCTGCACTCCATCGACCGTCTGAGTCAGCGTTTAGGTCGTAAACACCACCAACACCACGACCACCTGAAAGTTCACTTGGTAGGTTGTCAGTTACTAGGTCACCAGAAGTTGCACCTGTGATACCAGAAACACTTGAAACACCACGACCAGCAAGGTCCATGTGTTGTCCACCAAGTTTAGCATTCTTGTAGATTACACGAATAACTTCGCGGTTGATTTCTGCAAGAATTTCAGTGCTAAGAATGTTAGCAAGTTCAGTCTCTGCATCGAGTCCGTGAACGGCCTTGAGGTCTTGAGCGAGTTCAGTTGTGTATTCTGCTTTCAATGCACGAGTTTTTGCTTCTACAGCAGTTCGTTCAATGCTGAATGCCATTTCGTTGAAATTGTTAGCAGTTGCATCACCGAGGCGTTCTGCTTCAGTCCGAGCCATACCAGATGTTACTGCGTATGAACCACCTGCTGTTGTACCAGCATCTGCGAATAGTGGGTCGCTGTTGCCACCGTCTGCTGCGAATGCGGCAGTACCACCAGCGAATGCTGTACCTGCTTCGTTATGTAATGCTTCTGTACCACCTTGTGTAGTATATTTGGAGCGCATTGCAAAGATAAGTCCTGTAGGACCTGTCATTGGTTGCACACCTGCTACATCATATGCGATAAGGTTGGGCATTGCACGGCGAACAAGTGAGATAAGAATTGGGTCATATCCCTGCATACTGCTGTTATTGTTTGCTGTTGCAAGACCAAGACCATCACCACCTGCGTTAGCCGGTGATGCTTCATTTAAGTTGTTTGTTTCACGAATTGCATTCTCTTGGTTTTCCAAAAGAATAGCAGTTACGCTTTTACGATAATTGTCCTGAATGCCAGCCATGTCAGGGTGTTCTAATACAGGATTCCACTTTTCTTTAAGTAGGTCTGCTTGTCCTAAGTTTGTGTCCATTTGAAAATACTCCTTTTACGATTTATCAAATTTAAATTTTCTGTTACATCTATTATGTATAGTTATAGATTTTTACGATTACTGCTGATTACTTATCTTTAAGTTGTTGACTTAATGACCTGACATACCTGCCCATTACGCCATCAACATTTTGCGACATTGCATTTTCGTCAATCATTCCTGTTTCATCATAGTTTGATGCTTCTGGATTTGATTTGTCGAAATAACTTTCCTTGAGGATGTTTAGTTTATCTTTGTATTGTTCTTCAGATTCAAACTCTACACCTTCTGCTAATGAACGAAGTTTTTCAACTTCTGTGTCCACAAGACCTTCTGTTGTTTCGTTGAAAACTTCTTCACAACGATGCTCCAGAATTGATTTACGAAGTGAAATGTTATTTTCCATTTCTTCGTTTACTTGACCTTCAAGTTGTTCAATCTTTGTTGCCATTCCATCGATAAGGTCATACTTTTCGTTTGGAACATCAACATAACAACTTTCAAATAGTCCTTTAAGACCGTGAATGAAGTTTTCCGCAATATCACCACGAATACCTCGTTCGATTGCAAGTTCGTTTGTTTCCATCCATTCTTCGACAACATATCCAAGATAGTCGTCAAGTCGTTCGGTTAGTTCTTTACGAATACTTTCTACATTTTCAGTCACAACTTTGTCGTGGTCTTCTCGTAGTTCTTCTTCAATTTCGTTAATGCGAGTTGAAATAGCCGCCTCAAAAATTGTGGTTGCTTTTTCTTGAAATTCTTCGGATAGTTCTTCACCACTAAAAAGGATTTCCATGTGTTCTTTCTTTAGTTTATCTAATTTAGAACTTGCTTTGGAAGGGGACATCTTTGGTTCTTTTGCCTTTTTCTTACCTTTAGCAGTTGGTGTGGCTTTCTTTCCTTCGGCATCTTGATTGTCATCGACATCAAGAATGACTTCTGATTCTTTGACTTCTTCGTCATCATCATCATCATCTTTTTTGCCCTTCTTCTTATCTAACCAAGGGGGAAGTTTACCTTCTTTGACATCATCATCGTCATCATCATCGTCTGAATCGTCATCATCGCCTTTGTCCTTACCCTTTTTCAAGAATGCAGGAGGTACTTTACCTTCTTTGACATCATCATCGTCTTCGTCTTCAGTGTCATCTTCAGATTCTTCGATTTCTTCTTCGTCATCTTCTTTAGATTTCTTTGCTTCGAGCAAATCCTCTAAGATTTCGTCTGATGTTGTATCTTCTTCAAGGCTTCTTTTGTATTCACCTTCAAGAATTTCTTTTGCTGTCGCAATGGGGTCTTTATAGTCCATTTTAAATTACTCCTTGTTTCCTGTTTAAGTATTCTATAATAGTAGTTTTACTCTATAATAGTAGTTTTATTTATATTAATTACAACTTTGACATGAATCTATTGAATACCAATAGTTTCTTCTCTTCTAACTCTTTCCTAGTTGCACTTTCGATTAATTCTTTATATGATTCTATTTCTTTTGCACGAATAACTCCATTGTCCCAAACCCACTCCTTACCTTCCATAATGCCATTTACAAAGGCATCTGGTGCAGATGGGTCTGATACAATATCGACTGCCGCCAACATAAAATCGCCTTGAACTTCATTGATACCATTTCGTTGTTTCAACGAACCCATACCTCTTGAAGATACTCCTAATTTTGCACCTTCGTCCATAAGACTTTTTACAATCTTACCATATGGTGTGTCGAGAATCTTTGCCTTACCAATAACATCTGCACCTTCGATTTTCAACTCTTTGATAATATGAGAAACTCTTTCGAGGTTTACACTTGGTCCTTCTGGGTGTCCAAGTTCTCCCATTGCTCTGTTATTTTTTACATAGGTTTCGTTATACCTTTGCACTTCATCCATTAAGGTTTTCTTTGGATATACTCTACCGTTACGATTCTTCTTTTCGGATTGCATAAAAATACCTTCGATAAAGTAATTTGAACTACCTTCTTTGGTATCTTCCTTGATGTAGTGTACATCGACAAGATGTTCTGTTATTAGAAACATTTTAATTAATCCCTTTGTTTTTCACGCTTTTGTCTGTCATTTAGACCTTTGATTCGTTCTTGTGATACTGCAATCTTTTCTTTCTCTTTTGCAATATCTACGTCAGTGGCTTCTCCTACTGGGTCTTCTTTACCAGTTTCTTTTTCTGCATCAGATTTCCAATTCTTATCGATATAGTTGTAGAATTCTTTTTTCTTATCACCTTCGAGTTGACCTGGTTCTGTTACACCGAATTTCTTTAATGCAGATTTGTAGAATTTCTTATATGCTTCTTTATCACCTTCTCCTGCTTCGTTGCAATCGGCACGACCTTCGTTGAATGTTTCGTCCACGAGTTCTATTGTCTTTTCTTCTAATGCCTGTTCGGTTCTACTATACAGTAGACTGTTTAAACAACTCTTGGCGTCGAGTAAGTTCTCCGAAATTACGGCATCTATAATTTTTGAAACATTCATCTGAATTATCCTTTAATTTTCTTTACGGCAAAATCTACCATATTGCTAAAACCTTTTTTACTTGCGGAAAGCGAATTTCTTAAAGTAGTCTGATTATCTTTATTTAGCGAATCGTGAAGTTCTATAAGCCGATTTGCTGATTTCTGGGTAATTTTAACAACATCACCGTTATTGCAAACAAAATTGGATTCATTACCGTTAATAGAGGCATCTATAAGGGATTCTGATATCTCTGTGCTTTCTTGTTGCACATCCTCGACTGGTGTCGAATGGGATATAATATCCTGTGCAATATCTTGTGTACGAACACTTACTGCATTTTGAATCTTATTCATGGCGGCGGAATTAAATGCGTCCTTGAATCCAGAACCATCTTTGTTTAATACCGATGACACCATCTTATTTAATAGTGGTTTATTTTTACTCATTATTAATCTCCTTCTTCCCCTTCTCCGTATGCGCCTTGTTTATCTTCACCTTGCATTTGACTGTCAATA